ATGCAACTACGCAAAGCCTTTAAGTTCGAAATAATGCCAAACGGCGAACAAATCCGCAGAATTAAGCAGTTCTGTGGTTGCTCTCGTTTTGTCTTCAATCGGGCGTTGGCTTGGCAGAATGAGCAATATGAGCAAGATCGCAGCGTCAAATTCAGTTATACGAAAATAGCCAATCTGCTTCCGCAATGGAAAAAAGAACTGATTTGGCTCAAAGACTGCCACAGTCAAGTTTTACAGCAAAGTCTGAAAGATCTTGAAAGTGCGTTCAAAAACTTCTTTCAAAAGCGTGCTGACTTCCCGAAGTTCAAGAAAAAAGGCTTGAAAGAGAGCTTTCGTTTTCCGCAAGGTTGCAAACTGGAACAACAAAACAACCGCTTGTATCTCCCGAAAATCGGTTGGGTTCGTTATCGCAACAGCCGTGATGTCGTCGGCGAAATTAAAAACGTCACAGTTAGCCAAAAGTGCGGTCGTTTTTTTGCCAGTATTCAAACGGAATTTGAATATGAAATCCCAACACATCAAGGCGGAGAAATTGGGATAGATATGGGCGTTGCCCGTTTTGCAACGCTTTCAAGCGGTGAATATTTTAAGCCGTTGAATGCCTTTAAAACCCACAAAGGCAAACTAGCAAAACTACAACGCCAACTTAAAAACAAGATTAAATTTAGCCAAAACTGGCAGAAATTAAAGGCGAAAATCGCTAAATTGCACCACAAAATCGCTAACTGTCGTAAAGACTTCTTGCACCAAACTTCAAGCAAAATCAGCAAAAACCACGCAATGATCTACGTTGAAGATTTACAGGTGTTGAATATGTCCAAATCAGCCAAAGGCACAGCGGAAGATCATGGTAAAAATGTGAAACAGAAATCAGGTTTGAACCGAGCGATATTAGACCAATCTTGGTTCGAGTTCCGCCGTCAATTGGACTATAAAACGCAATGGCTAGGTGGTTTTTTAGTGGCTGTCCCGCCTCAGAACACCAGTCGAACTTGCCCTTGTTGCGGTTATACCGCAAAGGAAAATCGCCAAACTCAGGCTGATTTTGAATGCTTAGAATGTGACTACACAGAAAATGCGGATGTGGTCGGGGCGTTAAACGTTTTGGAGCGTGGGCGAGCTATCGTCCAAGCGTAAAATATAGGCTGGGACACAGCCGTAGAGCTTGTGAAGTGAATCTCAATAGAGGTCAGCAACAAGAACCCACCGAGAGTAACCCACGCAAAGCGTGGGAGCTAGTAGGAATCCCCGTCCTTTAGGGCGGGGAGGATGTCAATGATGATGTTCTTAGCGCATTAGATGCTTCTGTACGTGTTCAATTACTTAACTTAATTTTAGATTTACAAGAACATTTGGGGCTTTCCTATATTTATGTAGGGCAAAACTTAGGCATTATCAAACACATTGCTGATCAAGTCTTGGTGATGGATCAAGGTGAAATTATCGAATCGGGTACACCAAGAGAGAGCTTCACTAATCCTCAAAATAACATCACTCGCCTTCTTGTAGAAAGTCATTTTGGTCAATTGCTTGATGAAAATGCTTGGCAAATAAACACTTCCTAGCCACCTATAAATACAAGTTAGGGATAGACATCTCAAAAAACGTCTTTAAATTGACCGCTCTTTTCATTCTTTTTAACAAAAACTCAGGTTTAGGCGCCGCACTGGCTGCCACACATTTCAACCCAATTGCAACGGTACCAAGTGCTTTATTTAGTTTCTGGCACAATGTATCGGGTCCAATTTTGGCAAATATTTTCTCCAATATCAAAAATGAAAAATAAGCTAATTGTATAATTTTGCGAATCTTTTTGCATAAAATAGGCTTTTATTTTGCATAAACCAAAAAATATTTATGCAAAATGAATCACAACTTTAAAGCAAATAAAAACGCCCTTTAATTACTATTTAAAGGGCGTTTAAATCCTGTTATTAGCCATTCAACTTAAAATAGCTTTGCCTTAATGCTTGATAAGAAACATCATAAATATCTTTGAATTTTGGCATGATTAGCTTATCCATAAGAAGATTTTGTTGTTCATCTGTTAAGTTTAGTTCGGTAAATATTGGGTTGTCGGCGTAAAACTGAGATACAAATGCTACTAATTTTTCGATATACTCATCGCCGTTATCAATTTTGAGCTTATTCATAGTTACCTCCTCCGCACTACTCCGCAATCATTTTACGCCTTTTCAATGGCTAAAGCATACTCAAAATTTATAAACTATGTTATCTTCATACTTGCCTGTATAACTAGCCGAAGCATTGACTACAATGCGCTGTGCGTTGTCAAAAGTCTGCCAATTATCCACTTTGTCCTCGACCATATATTCAATAAACCGCACAAACTCGCTCTTAGTAGAACTAAAGAATACATAAGGCGGTCGTGTGATGTTAATCAAACGTAGAAAGTCGATTAAATCAAAGTAAGTTACTTGCTTGCTTGTAGCTCTCTTGGCGTGTGCATAGATACGGAGGATCTAACACAAATAATGCTTTGGGATTATCAGCAAATTTCGGTAGTAACGTGTGGAATGATTCACGTACAATCTCTACGCCGTCCAAATAACCGTCTGCCTTTGGATAATCAGACTGACGAATACAATGCCAGAAATCATGTTGGAATAAGTCATCAAGCGTTGCTACTTGTTGCCCACTGAACAATAACCAACTCGCTAAGCAATTTAAATCTTTATACCCTTTGAAGTTTTGAATGATTCTGATGCATTCTGCTTTGCAATCCTTCGTCATACGTTTATTTTTTTGCGTAGCGTTACCAACTACAGAGTAAAGCTCGGCACGCAACTTGTTAATGTCATCAATGTGCGCCAATCGCTCCGCATATCCATCAAAATCATTGTAAATTACGTGTGTTTTGGTTTTAATTACTTTGGCTGCGTGGCTTAATAAGCCCGAGCCGCCGAATGTATCAATAATCGTCCAGCCTTCGCCATCACCTTTAATATTCTTATTTAAAACTGTTTCAAAATGTTTAAGAAACATTCGTTTTTGTCCGATAAACGGTAATGGAGCTTGTTTAAAGGTGTTTTGATTTGCCATAGTTTTTCCTTTCTATTCTATGGCGTTCCGATGCTCAAGGCATTCTGACACTCAAATCAAATTAACGTGTAGTATTAACGGTTTTGCAACGAGGGCATTTGATTTCTAAATAACCAACTATCCCCACTTTCGCCAATAATTTGTTACAAAATGTGCAACGGATTGCTTTAATTGACTGCATATATTTCTCCTAGTTAAAAGATTTGTTACAATCCGCCCGCCTTGCGCAAGGTAGGCGGCATATGGCTATATGCAGGTTCGTTCTGCGTAGCTGGTAACAACGAGCATTCCTAGTGCCGTTGTTATCGCCGTCTTTTCTTTACTGAATTAAACTTTGTGCAGGGTAACCCCCCTTTTAAATTCTTCTTTTATTGAACATTACGGCCAGTTGATTTGGACTAAACCGCCAGCCTTCTTCACTGCCCAAAATCGCATTGAAGCACCACTCACTACAAAAATACTTTGAGCGTTTTTGTTTGGTCCCAAGCACGATGCCTAATGCTCCCCACCAGTCATATTTTTTGCCAGAAGTGCGGTTAAAACAGGCTTTGATTTGCGCCTCGGTGACATCGTTGATGTGGGATTAAATCCCATTTGGTGTTATCGGACACATCAATCTGTTTGCAACGCACGCCACCGTCTTGTACCGATGATGAGTAGCAGTCATACACTGTCGCATGCTCATAATGATGCCCATTGCCAAACTCAATGCGCTCAATGGCAATCTCGCAGTGAGAATAGTTGCCTTTGGTAAAAAATCGAGTAATGCGGTCGGCTCTTTGAATGGCTCTTTGAATGGCTCTTTGAATGGCTCTTTGCGCCAGTCGCGTTTGTGTTTGTACATCGCCAAATACACCTTAGCCATTTTGATATGCCTCCATCAAGTTATCCATTTGTTTGATAATGTCATCATGGATTGATTGCAGTTGCTCAAGCGTAAGATTAGGGGCTTTGACTTCATACTTGCGCATACGTTGGTTAGCCAACTCAACTTGCAACTTTTCCAAGCCTGCTGCCTGTGTCAAAATCAGGTTTGCAGCGGTCTTATTATCCAGTCTGGCACGTTGCGCAAAATCTGAGATATATCGACTGCAATCACCTTCATAATTTGCCGCTTTAAAGGCTTCTGCTGCGGCTTGACGCTCACGATACTCACTCTCAAAGCGTGTCCATGTACTGTAGATTTTTGCTGCGTGCTCATCGATGTTGGCGATAAGGCGAGTTTGGGTTTCGGCTAAAAGTGCGGTTTGTTTTTCCTCCGATAGCTCAAAGGATTTAGTCGCCATGTTGAAACTCGGTGCCTTGCCCGAGCATTTGATTTTGCCATTTTCAGCCCAAACCGCACCACCGCCGGTTATACTGGCAGAAATACCATCAATTTCTTCATCGCTCACTTCAATCCAATTTTGATTATCTGTTACTAGATAATCAGGTGCGAACATGCTTGTTTCTATATTAAATAACATCATATTTTTTACCATCCATACCAGCCTATAGCTAAAATTTGAAAGTCTGTTTGTCCACTATTGTGGATTTCAACAACATTCCCATTTTGGATATTTGCACCAACACGCTTTTGACCGCCACCAACATCGGTTGCTTGCACCACACAGCTCCCATTAAATGCTTCAGGTAGATTGACTTTAGCGTAGCCATTAATAGTTACATTCATAATAATTACTCGCATTACACCATTATCTGCCATTGGTATATCAAACACTTCTGCACTGTTGTAATGGTGCGGATAATACTGGTGTCGGTATCTATTTTTTCGGTAGGTGTTGTTTAATTCGTTCCAAACATTGCGAATATCATCTTGTTTGGAAAAGTGATCATGCAGCCAGCCGTAAGATTTACTCCACAACCCCCCAGTCGATGAAATTGTAAGCACTCCTTGTCGGCTATCTCTATACCAATCCGCTCCTTCCGGAGTGTTCAGAAATTCAATTTGGGTTGAATTATTACCAGCATCCCTCATTAACATTGATGCGCGAGGGATGTTATCGGTTTGATAAAAATCAACAAATACGCCTGTATTTTGACCCCCAGCTTTATTTTTAAGCATAAGTCCATTGGCAAATCCCCCTGGTGCACTGCCCTCAATCATTAATGAGCCAGTCATCTTATCACCTGAACGAGATACGCTATTAAGCCCATCAATCCGTCGCCACTCGCTCCATGTGCGCAAGTCAATATTGACATTCCGTTGATAGGTTTCGCCCGAGCGGAAATTGATGTATTTCTGCATGACGTTATAAGCCGATGGATAGACAATCAACGTCCCGGCAAAATTGGTCGGATAATTTCGCTCAGGTGTAGCATCTCTATTCGCCTCTTGCGCGTAAATACCGTAGGCTTTAATGTCATTAAGATTTTGTGTGGTCAGTTTACCACGCGTGAAATTTTCGGCTATTTGTGCATTAACCCAGTCTTGATACGCAACGACTTCATTTTTTCTTAATACTGGGAAAGAGCAATAACGTGACGTGTTATCTTTCATTTTGTACACAAAATTAAAACGTGGGTCAGTTTCGCTGTTTGGATTCATTTCAACACGCCATACCCCCCCCCGCTATCAATTGGAAACTTGATTTTACTCCAACCTCTTGTTGCTAAAACCAGTTGATTATTGATGGTTTGTTCCCCAGTGTTGGTAAGCAACTCAATCCATTTATATGTAAGTGCCGTGTTATTAAAATTGATGCGACTAAAAAATGAGCGACCTAAAAGTGGATAATGACAATAAACAGACGAATAACCACCAATAATATAAAATGTGACAGCAATCGGGCTTTTTGTGGTTAACGGTAAGCCGGTGATATTACTTTGCGCATTGTTATGTGCGGTGAATGATAAATGCCCGTTAATGCGGTAGCTATAGCCAAAAAGATTAATGAGTTGCTGGCGATCTGTTAGATCTAATTGCAAATTATCTTTACCAACATAGATTTTCTGATAGAGGTTGTTTTCTTCGGCAGAGACTGCTTTATCGTAAGCTGTCTTGACTGCTGCAGAGGTTGCCACGGTATCGTTGCTGTTACTGTTGACTACACTGGATTTTTTGCTGTTGGGGATAACATTGCCAAGCGAGCGTGTGTTGGAGTCAATAAGCTGTTTTAACTGATAACCGGTTTTAGGCGTCAATGCTAAATCTTCACTTTGGCTATCGTAGCCTGTGTAAAGTTTGGTTTCGCCTTTTTGAGTTAAACTTGCCGTCTTTCGGTTGTCATCAATAATCTTAACAATCGCCTCATAAAGCTGAGTTTGCTTATTTTCTACGGGCTTGAACCCCGCTTTTTGCAACACATAATGCACTTCCGCTTGTACATCGCGTACTCGGTCTTGCAAATTATTAAGCCACGTATCGGTTACTCGTGTGCCTTGTTCACCTGTTGCTGGATTACCATTGTGAAAAAGGCCATCATTTGAATCAATTTGAGGCATTAAACTTTTCATATATTAAGATCCTGTTTGATAAGCAAAATAACAGTAAGTATGTGCAGGTTTTAAATCTCGGAAGAATTCCTCAATAATTGGGTCGCCAAATTCCACTAAATGATTACCTGCAAAGGAACTACCTGCGCGAAAATACACAATATTGTCATCCCCATTAAGCACCGATACTCGCCACATAAAAATCAAGTTATCGCGCGCTTCATTACGAAATTGTGCTAAATCCCCCGTTGTTGGTAAATCATTCGCAAGGGGAGAAAACTCTTTAATTTCGATACGATATCCAATACTTTCCGCAATCCGTTTAAAATAGGGAATGGATAAGCCCCCAATTGCATTTAACTTGGCAATAACACGTTTTACTCGTGCTTGATAGTTATTGGTATAATCTGTTTTTATGCCGCATAAATGTTCCCAATCGGACAACATCGTATTGGAGGTGGCAGGTTCAATAATTTGCAATAAATCCACCGCACTTTTTTGTAATCGGTCAAAGGCATTACCATCCACCTCACACTGTGCTAAAAAACGCTCTCCATTTACGTCGTATGAAACAGGCGGATAAAGTTTTGCTAACACCTTTTTGTGGTCAGTTTGCATTATGCCATCTCCGTAACGGTGATTTGACCTAACCGAAACCACTCAATTTTTGTACGCACATCTGCTTTTAGATTAGTGATAGGTGCCGTAAACTTACGGTCAACCACACCGACCAAGTTATTTACCACCGCTTCACATTGCGACACAATCAAATCATCGCCTGGGATTAACGTATTAAAATAATCCGCAAGTGCGGTGGAAATCGCTGCCTTAATTTCGGGTAAGGTCACGCCACTGATTTTTACCTGAATATTAAAATTGACTTTTGTTACATCAGGTTTCACCACTTTGCTTTCTCGCGCGGTCACAGGGCGCACATCGTCAATATATTCTTGGCAGCGACGTATTGTTTCATCGCTTGGCACATCGTTATTTGATGTGATCGCAATATCTACCGTACCAAGCCCACGACGCAATGGGTAAACATAAGCAGCATCCACGCCATCCACCGATAATGCCCATGTACGATAGTCATAACGATTGCCCCCAGCAGGTGGTCGGCGAATAATCTCAAGCAAACGTTCGAGCAAAGACGCATCGCTTTCCGCGTCCGTTGCACCAATTACATCATTTAGCACCACATCGGATTGCACGCCTAAAGGTGCTGCCATAAAGTTTGCTTTTGTCGCAGTTTTAATATTTTGGCTGGCACCTGTCGCAAGACTTCGCACGGTAACAACGGCAGAACCGCTTGCAGAAATCACCGCACTTTCGGTGGTTTCGTAAAATCGGTTATCGTCTGTTTTAATTTGTAATCCAACTTTAATCACCGCATCAGGGGTACCTGTCACTGTTGCGCCACGCCCACTAGCATAAGTCGCATTACGACGGCGAATACCACGCAAGCCAGCATGTTTTTCAAGAAAATCTGTGTCGGCAGTATCGGGAAAGAATTGTTTAATAATCCATTTTTGATGAGCATAAATACCTTCCGCTACAGCAGCAAGGCTACTGGCACGTGCATAATAGTCACTATCTATGCTCACATCAGCACTCGGCTCTAATGACTGCACATCGCGCAAAATCGCTTGGCGAATATCTTCTAAACTCGGCACAATAAACATGGTTTAAACCCTTTTTAAATGACTTTTACCGGGTGTTTAAAATGATAGGTTTCGCCCCGGTTATCTCGGATGGATATATCTAAAATCAATACACCGTTATGTGGTTGGGTATGATTGACAATAATTTCGTCCGCACGTCCATCATCAATCAAGGGTTGCAAGGCTTCTTCGGCATATTGTTGTGCAATTAAACCTATGTGCGACAAATCTTTTTCGCGCGGAATAAGATGGAGCAGAGAGCCTACACGCCCATCTGCCCACCAAGAGCCTAATGGTGTGGTCAATCTGATATACGCTGCATTGGCAAGCGTACTGATTTGTTTACTTGTATAGTCCCCGGTAAACGGGCTGATCTCTCTGTCCATATTGACAGGATAAGATAAGAGGTAAAAAGAAAGGAGATGCAGGGTTTCAGCATCTCCTTTAAGGTTAGATTATTCAGGTTTACTGGTTTTGCCTCCGCTATCGCCAGTATGTTTGTGGTTCCTTAACGAAATTGTACCAGCCTCCACGTCGCCGTCGGTCGTAAAGCTACCGCCACTTTGCTGTACATTACCAGTAAAGCTCGCACCACTGCCACCTTGCACAGCCATACCACCATTACCATTGATTTGCCCTTGGGCAGTAAAGACCTGATCGGTTTCAACCAGTGGACTTGATATATCCACTTTTGTTGCAGCGTTAATCTTTAATACATCACAATCAATCTCAATTAACCGCCCCTTTTTTAATACAATGCTAGAGCCACTTTCATCATAAATGGTCACTTCGCCACCTTGCAGATTTTTTACGCGGAAAGAACCGTTCTCGGTTGCAATCACAATACCGTGGGTAGTTTGTCCGCCAATGGGTAAAATCACCGCTTGCGTGTTTGCTGGAGGCACAGAAGTAAAGCCAAACTGCTGCATCAACTCTACATCTTGCAAGGTTTCATCGGCAAGCCCCGAAGCCTGAACTTTCTGAATATTGTCCGCACTTTTCACTAAGTGCAGCACACCGCGAAAGGCTTGACGGATTTCCTCTGCCGCACCTTGCGCCTTTTGTTGAATGACTTGGCTTAATCGTCTCATTTTGTCCCCTTAATTCGCAGCCACCCAGCTGCCATGTCCGTTAGTAGCCATTAATTTCTTGCCCTTACGCTTACGTGCTTTTTCTGCTTTTGCGTTGTAAGCGTCTGGTGTCCAAATGCCGTCTTGTTTAAAGCGTAGTTCCGTTTGTGTGCCAGCGTTTCGGCTCAGCATAAAACGTCGCCCCATTAAAAAGAAAATGGCATCAATCTCATATTCCTCGCAAATTACATGCACACGTTGCCCTGGTTGCCATAATGTGCCGTCTTGCATTTTGTGATCGGGAACAACGATAGTAAGGGTAAAACCTTCTAGCATACTGTCCGCAATGTATTTTTTCGCCCATTTTTGCAAGGCTTCCAAGTTATCTACATCAGATACCACCACGGTTTTCGGCTTGTAGATAGTCATTTCAGGATCGTGATAAACCCATTTCAGATCGTTTTTATTGTCTTGCCCTTGCTTGCCGTGGCTTTGTGCAAGAAAAGTGACTTCGCTAAACCGATTCGACACATCAAACGTTAAATCCGACTGCTCAAAGTTGTTTCGTTTGCCGTCTTTCATACAACACAAGGTCGCCACAGGTGGTGTGCTGTAATCCGCACCGCCCACAATCAGCTCTCCATTTGGCTCAAACCACAAGTGCAAGCCTGCCGAGTTCGCACAACGCATTGCCGCATTCCAAGCTGTTTCGCCTACGTCAATATCGACTTTATCTAATGTTGGATTATTTTCCGCACGCAATGCCACTTTTTTAATACCAAGTGGTTCAACAATTTTTTTTACCGCATCTAACACAGTCAAGCCTTTTACATTGGTAATGGGGGCAGAGCAATCCACAAGGATACTCGCACGGTCACGCCCATTGAGGCTATAAGTGCGGTTAGTTTTACTAATAGTGTGCTGTGTCGTATCCACGATGCCTGTCATCACCAATTCGCCATTAATGCGCACTTTCACTTCAGCCCCCGAAAAATCAGGTAAAACCGTACTGTTTGAAGGCACGCCCAAATCAAATTTAAAGGCGTCGGCAGGGATTAAAAAGTCACTATCAATATCATAACTTTTCCAGCTATTGTGGGCTTTACCGTCCACTTCCAGCGTAACATCATTTTCATAAGGGTAATTATTTGACATAGCTGTTTAACCACTCCCCACGCTCAACAAAATTCGGATAACGGATCTGCGGATTCAATCTTAATAATTCATCTGCACGTTTGTAATCCTGATAAAATGCATGTGCAATTTGTTGCACAGTACCGCTAAATGGCACCTCACGCACCATTAAAGGCGGTTTACGATTAATTGCCGCAAGGGCAAGTTGAGTAAACTTATGCGCTTTATTGCGTAATTGCTCTGCCGTATTGTGCGCAGCCGTATAAAAACTCGTATTAGGTGTGCTTAATACCGTGATATTTTCCCCACGATGTTCATCGTCTGCTTGTTTGCGTAACAATTGTAAATTATCCATAATTTGTGACCGCACTTGAGTCGTGATGTACTCAATATCCTGTGGCAATAAATCATCGTCCTCTACCAATTCAGTGGCAATACGCAACAAAGCAACACTAGAGGCTAACTGCATCATTAAATGCACAGATTCAGTATCGTCCTTACTAAAAGAGGTCGTTAATGATTTCAACGCCGCTTGTTCTTTGGCAGATTTAATATTCTTACCACTCACTAAATCAGCAGGAATATGCTTGATTTGACGTATTGTGCGGAGTACCTCATCAAATTTTGCACGCAGGGTTAAGTCCTTGCACGAAGCAATTTGGCGCAATCCAGAATCAATCATGGTTACCAAATCACGCACAGCACGGCTAGATTTTGCTTTAAAGTTATCTTGTGTCACGACAGGCGACACACCATACTTGGTTTTGTCAAAATCAAATAACCCGCGCACTTGCTCAAAACAGCCAAATAATGCGCCATAAACACCCAACAAACGTGATTTTGTATTAGCGGCAAAGGCAACAATCTCCATAAATTCGCCATACAATGCCATCACATCATCAACAAAATTTTCTAATTCAGTCAGTAAGGCATCTATTTTTGCCAATAGGGAATAATTAAAGACAAAAATCGGTTTAGCTGGCGTAGATTCAATAAAAGTCAAATCTAACGCCACATAATCAATCATTTCTGCTTCGTGGTGAAAACTCGCCCCAGTGCAAATCATATTTTGCAAACGCCCACGAATCGGATGCACTAATGTTGCTGCCCCTGATTTTTGTAACACGCTTAAAAACTTCTTAAAGTCCGTATAATAGCCTGTCCCATAAAATACGGCTTGCATACGCACGGTTAATGGATTTAATCCCAAATCTTCCACGTCTGCGCCATTGACGAAAGGATAAGCATGCTCAATGGTCGAGCGATAGACATCATCATCCACCGAAAGCACATCGAAACGCACGCCGCGAAAACTTGCACGTTGCACAGGCATTGTCCAACCCATAGTTACCCCCGTTTCATTGATTGATAGATATTTTCAGCAACCCCTTCATAAACAGGTCGCCCATCCATATCAATCTTAATTTGATTTTGAATTGTAAAATTTTGGCTTTCAATGGCGGTTTTTAATCCATCACTAATGGTTTGCCCAAAATGCTAAAAATCCGCTTGATAGTTAGCCAAGCTAGATAAATCACCCAGTGTGCGACTTAAAGCGGAGTCGGTGTCATTAGCCGCTACAGATAAACCTGAATAGCCTTTCCCCTGATTGCGAATTTCCGCAATTTTTACCGCACTTTGGCGCGTGCGCTCATCATATTGGGCTTGAGTGAGAGTGCCTAGCTCAAGGCGTAAAGCGGCAACTTCATCTTTACGTGCAATTTCAGCCACTTCGCCCGAGCGAGAAGCCGTCCCCCATACAGAATTTTTGTTATAACCGAAACCTTGCGGTGCGTAATGGGTTGTGGTCGGTTTATTGCCACCGTAAGCATTGGGATAAAATTGGTTTTCAAGCTGTTTTTCTTGAGCAGTTTTCGCCTCAGCTTTTTCTTCAGCCTTCGCTTCTTCCGTTGTACGTTGTTCTCCAGCAATCATTAAACCACTGGTAAAAAGTGCCCCTGCACTAAGAATACTGCCTAACTTACCGCCCCCTTTAATTTTTAAACCGTTTTTCCCTTTCCCTAGATTGCCAGCGACATCTGCTACATCACTAAGCCCAATTCCGCCTCGTTTAACGCCCAATAATGCTAATGCACCACTAGCCGCAATCGCAGCCGTACTTAATGCTGTAATAACGGTGCCAGCTGTAGTCAGTGTAGAGGTTAAATCAGGATAGGCTTTCGCATATTCAGCCAGTTTTGTAGCCGCATCACCAAGAGCATCATTAAAACTTTTCATGCCTTCCATTTGTGCAAATTCAACTGCATTTTTAGCTTGTTCTACTTTTGCACTGTTAGTTGACATCACAACTTTATGGGACTTATCTGTAGCGCCTTCAGAATTCGTGACTTCTTCTTTTACTTGCTTGCCTAGTTCAACATTGTTGCGAATCCCAAGAAGTGCCATTAAGGCTTGACGGTCAGAAATAATCTGCCCAATGGCCGTACCTTCTACTAAGTTTGTCATTTGTTCTATTAAGGCTTGCTGTTCTTCTTTTTTGGCTGTTTTCAATTTCGCTTTTAAGGCTTGATAACGTTTGTCTTCTCCTACGACCATATCCATAATAGAACCAAAGGCCTCAATAGAATTCTTACCTTGTTTCTTCTCATTCTCCATGGATTTAATAAAATCAATGCCGTGGGTTTTCCCATCTTTGCCTTTAATTTCTAATTTAGAAAAACGATCTGCAGTCTCTTTAGACGTAAGTTTGGCGAGTAAATTAACCAGGTTATTACCTGCTTCATCACTTGTCCCTGCGGTAACACGCGCTTGTTGGTTTGCGACTAATAATGCTTCAAAGCCATCCATGCCCGAAAGCCCAGCCGATTTAGCTGCCGCCATTTGTTGTGGAAGCCAACGTGCCATATCGGCAAGTTCAAAGTTACCCGCTTGCCCAGCAGCCACAGCCTTATCTAATACCGCACCAATTTGATCTTCGCTGATGCCAAATTGCTGCATAGCGGAAATTGCAATCGCCGATAAATCTTCTGTACTTGCACCTGTTGCCACCGCACCTTTTTGTAAAGTAGGCAATAACTTCATTGCGGTTTCAGCTTTCACAGTACCGGAGGCTAATAACTTATCTAATGCGCCCAAGGCTTCTTCTTTCGTCCCCCTCCAGTTTCTACCGCACTTTTCACCGCATCATGTAATTCTTTCTTTCCTGCAATTCGCCCAGCTACGTCTCGGTCGGAGAAGGCAGTATTGGATACCATCGCTAAGCGTCGGTCATAGTCCATTTCCTTTTTCATAGGTTGTGCCATCACCATAGCTCCAGCCGCCATGCCTGCGCCCACACTAGCAATGGCAGTTCCAACATTGCCTAATCGTTGCCCCCACGTGGTTTTCCCCATTTCCGCATTAAGCCCAGCAATTTTTGAGCGCGTCGCTTCAGCCTCACGCGCTAATTCGCGACTAGTGGCTGTGCCACTACGTTTTAATCGGTTATAAGCGGCAATGGTATGATTAATTTCTTGTTGGATTTTATGTTCACTTCGCACACCTAACCTTTCACGCGCTTGAGCCATAGCACGTGTGCTTTGCGTAATCTGCGATTGCGCTCGTCGAAACACACGACTTGCTTGGTCTTGCGCTTTCAGCTTCAACGCTAAATTCAACTCAGCCATTTTTAAACCCTCTTTAAACTCATTTTAAATCCACAAAAAAAGGGGCTTACGCCCCCTTAGTTTTACGACGCATAAGGTTGTAATGCACCGTGTTGCCTTTTTCTGACTGAGTTTTAATACCTTGCGAATATTGCCAACTTGCCACCCACGCAGCAACTTCAGCGTGACACATTGCTCGTACTTCTTCAGCAGTAAACCCAAATTTAGCCAATAAAATAACCGCACTTCGGTAATTCTTCTCGGCATCAAACACACCGTAATGTTGTTTTATTCGGTTTCGGCTTTGCTCGGGTTTTCCCCAGCGTCGATGTGCTTTTTTCGTAGTTCAGCGATAGCTTGCGTAATCAGCACATAATCATCCGTGGCAAGGTTATCCAGTAAAAACTGTGGCGTGAGCTTATCTTGCGCAATACCGATAATATCAAGCTGTTCAGATAAATAAGCCAAGTCCACGAGCATTTGCTCCGCTTTCGTGAGGTTTTCTTTCTCATCTAAACCAAGCTCGGCGACTTTCTCAAGGGCAGCACATTCGCCACCCAAGGTTAGTAATCGCACGTCAAAGTCAAAATAACGCTTGTCTTCATAAGAGATACCAAGAAGTAAACGCATTATTCTTTTACCTCTTTAAGCGCATTCATCTGGATATCAATAACGGCTTCGTTATCCACCGTGTATTTCTCGCCTACTTGGGTAGTAAAGCAACCAAGGTAAGACGTACGCTTATCTTCTTGATTAAGCGGATATACCGTGATTTTCGCATCACTGATACCAGCCCAATCAATCTCTGAACCATCAATCGGCAGAGCAGCAGTCACTGACAGCTCCCAGGTCGTAATGCCTTTAGCAAAGCCACGTGCACGACCTTCAGAGTTCATAGTTTTGACTAATTTACGCCCAGTTTGTTTTGTGACATTTAAATCGGTAATTTCAAATTCAACGCCATTTACTTCTAACACCGCCATTCCAGCATATTTTTCCATTTACGCCCCCTATAAAATTAAATCAATTCGGTTAGCGACAACGTGCAAGCCATTTACCACATCGGCTGGGATTGCCGTATCTAAACGATTTGGATCTTTGCCATTGCGAACAACAAGCAATTTACCCTTGTTCGCATCCACATTTTCTAAAATCTCTTGTTGCTCTAAACGATAGAGCACATCAAGGATTTCCGACCGCACTTTTGGTGGGGTGCGATTAGATAATTTCGCACGAGGGAAACGTAACTCAATACGCTGTTCAATGGCTTTACGCGTATAATCAAGTGTGCGAATTGTGGTTAAATCTAACCACGCAGGATCATCTACATTCGCAGGTGACTTGGTATAAGTCGTAATTGCACGCATAATTTGCACACGATTATTTACCACTGTAATAGGGGTTAAACCGTGGAATAACGCCTGATTGACTTCGGTTTTTAACGGTGTTTGAGTGGCATCAACAGGGGTTAAACCTTTAATCTCAAGTGTATTTAACGGTTTAGCTGGGTCTTCTTCGCCTGCAATAACCGCCCCATATCCCGCAGCGATTAAGGCATTAGATTCCACCGCCCCTTTATACCAACCCACTGTAATACGGTTAGCATTAATTTTCTCGGTATAAGTGGTACCGCTTGCCAACGTACCATTAAAACCTAATACGCCAACACCTGGTTTTTTCTCAACAGGACTTGCTACCGACTCTAAATGTTCGCGCAAAGCTTTCGCATTTTTATCATCCGCAAAAGGGGAGATAATCACGTGATAATGCTGACCAGCTACAGATGCTAATGCCGCTGCTAAATCGGCATTTTCGGCACCATTTGCAAGGGCAGAAACATTCACTGCCATATCATTTACGCTTAATGTGGCATTGACACTAATCTCATTGCCAATTTCGCCTTTACATTTTGCGGTAAGCGTCACGGTACCTTCATTGACTGTTGCACTGACAGGACAATATTCCCCGGCATTAATCACAGCATTTAAACGGGCGGCAATGTTGGCGGCGGTTTCCGATTTAGCGATTGCCACCGCATAATCAAGACCACCAATGACAACTTTAAGCACACCTGCATTGCTTGCTGTGCCTGTTAGCGTAATGGTGCCAGTTGCCGCCACACCTGAATCACTCTCTTTTAAACCAATCACCGTTAAACGAATCATGGCATTATTTTGGATAGCAATACGCGCCATTAAGTGAGCCCAAGACCCAGCACCAAATGTATTTTTTGCATCTACATCCGAATAAATCGGTGTCGGTGCGCTAAATGCTTTTGTTGCATTTAACATTGGTGCCACAATTAAGACGTTTTGCTCATTTGTTGGCAAAGTACTCACTGCATTGCGTGAGTTGTATTCTGTATAAACACCCGGTTTACGAAGACTCGTCGGGATATTATCAAAATCAATATTCATTTCAGCCATTGTCTTTCTCCTTTTCTTTACGAGAACGTGTTGCTGTGATTACAATCAAATCGCCATCATTAATACGACGTTGATAATAAATCGACGGCTCTACCTCTACCGGTACTTGTTCAATATAGGTATAAGGCTGATGTTCCATCGGCACCTTAATGCCTATTGCTGCTTTCACTTTCATTTTGTGTCTCCACCTCAAACGGCACTTTGGCACCGCTTATTGGGTCATAAATGTTGTTACCAATACGTTCTAACATCGGATCTGGTGGCGATAGCTCGCCATGATAATGCGTAAACAAATAATCAGGATTTTTGCTATCCTGCGTCATTTCAGGATAACGGCCATCTTCTAATGGGCTCAAATCGTCATAGACTGCGTCATACTCAATCGCATAAGCCGTTATCGCCCCACCTTTAAAAGTGGCATTATTAAAGAGCGTACGCACCCTTGTCGGTTTCAATGGCTTGACTAATTGCCCCAAGGTTTGCGCATCTAACAAACGGCGTACTGCTGTAATCAACTGATTAACGCCCACCTCTCGTTTATCAGCTCCGCCTTGTCGTGCAGCAATATTGCTACGCAAGCTATTTACTGCCACGATAATGACAAAGTTTGCTGTGGATTGATGACGCTTCAAATTAGTGCCCATACGTTCGATACGTGCGCCCCCAAAAGTGACTAAACACATCGGCAAACGTGATGTCCCAAGACTTTCATCATCGAGCTCGCCACCGTAGCTTTTAACGGTATTGACTAAACGCCCTAAGCCACGCTGTAGGCGTTCTACAAGAGCATTTTCAATTTGAGTGATCACGCGCAAAAATCCTGTTTTTCGGATTAGTAAAAATCACGCCATTGTCGTGTTCGTTGGCATCATTATTCTCTGTAGGCGGCAACCCAAGCGAAATCTTACCCACACTAATATCCTCAAGTTCTTTTAAACTTAATTTATATCGGGTAATAATTTCTTCTGTAATCGTCACATGAGACATACTCGCTAAACGATAACGAGCCAAATCACAACAAAGTCGCACTAAGTTTTGTGGCACACTCACAAGAGGGAGGGTATAACGTGCTGCCAAATAACCATCAATTTGGCTTGAGCTGTCAGACAATGCGACATCAAGCAAATTGTCATTAACTTGCCCAGTCAAATCGAGGTCGGTCAGCTCAATGGCTTGCACTTCCCCTACACGTAACACAAAATCTTCTGCACTGGCGTAATGCATCACTCATCCTTATTTATCGCAGATGGGAATAAGTTCTAACCATGGGTCTTCAGCAAGCATAATGACTTGCTCACCTGTCAAGTTTTCAACTGGAATTTCCACCGAACTTTCTTTGTTAAAACGATAGCCGCAGCGACCATAAGAGGCTTGCGGATGAATTGCACGTAACCTTACCGCATAGGCAATAGGATGAATCGCATCACTACCTTTGGGCGTGTCATCCAACTCGTCTAAAGTGCGGTCGGTTTCTGTGGTGTTTTCCGCAGAATCGGTTTTCACTTCATCGTCTGTCTTGTTTTGCTGTTTCTTTGCCATAGTTTCCTCCTAGTCATTTCTTGCCTTCCCTCGTAAGTGGGGGAAGGCAAGAAAAGAGACGGATTACTCCACAATCTGTGAAGACACCATCACTTTAAGCGTCCCTTTCAACACATTGCTGGTACCGTTGATAATATCGGCTTCCACTAAACGTTTTGCTGTATATTCAAGTGTAGGTGGCACTAAAATCACATTTGGGCGAATGTTCAATAACTTGCCGCCATCGCCTTTTAAGGATTTCATTTTTGCCAACACGCCCATTAAGACCTCTTCAGTTAATTCGCTGTCTTCTACACGATGAGCAAGTTGCCAGAATGCAAAACCTGCATTACCACGCGCACGCACGCCCCAAATATAGGTATCTTCCATAAATACCGTATCGGATTTAGACGGATCAAATTTCGTCTCAATTTCAGGGGTTAAGCGTTCTTGCCAAATAAATGGCTTCACGGCATTCGTCGTATCCAACAAATAAAACGCTGGTTTTCCTGCTGCACTGCCTTTGGTAATATTACTTTGCGTGGTTTGATTGCCTGTGCCATCGACTTCCGCAAACACAGGATGATCATCATCAAAGAAATTCTGCCCGTCATAGCAAAGGGTGCTTTTACCTTGTTTAATTAAGCCAAAGACTAAATCATCAGGTAATTCCGCCGCACTTTGTCCCATTTGTTTTACCATCGGACTAAATAAGCCGACCTGGTCGTCTTCAATATTGGTGCGAGGGATAGCAACAGTGCTTTCAAACAACTTATTCGATACTTGCATACCTTGCGCTTGCATTTTGCGTAAACGACGTTTACCCACCCATTCTTGCAATTTTGGGAAATGCCCTAACCAACCGTAAGTATTGGTTTCGGTAGAACTTGCAATCTTCATCGCAATTTCTGACCATTGAGGATTAATCACGTTTAAACCGCTTGTAAAGTCTTTTTTAAAGGCTTCATCAAGGGCTTTTAAAAGTTCCGATTTTTTGAATTTATCCATTATTTTTGCTCCTTATAGGTTGCCATATAATCTTTTTCGCTTAAGCCTAACGCTTTTGCTGCGGCACTCTCTGCAGCACTTAACGCTGCCACTTTCTGCTCTGGATCGCCTTTTGCTTGTGGCTCACCACTTAATGCGGCCATTGCAGGTGCTTTTTCTAAGTAAGCACTTAATGCCTCAACAGATAAACTTTGCGCCCAATCTTTTAATGCAGGAGCCAGTTTGCCTTGCGATAATGCCGCTGTGATCAATGCCGCTTTCTTGTCCGCTTCTACAGATGTTTTAAGCGCATTAAAATCAGCCTGTAATGCGGCTATCTGTTCGACTGGCACAAATTTAGCAGGATCAGGATTGCCCACTTGTGTGGATAACGCTGCTACCGATTGTTCTTTTTCAGCTAATTTTGCGTAAACATCTAACACGTCCACAGAGCTATCGCCTTTAGCTGCCGAAAGTGCGGTCACTTTCTCCGTAATGTCAGCCTCACTTGCATCTGCTTTTAAAACAAACAGTGTGCATAATGCTGCTAATAATTTTTTATCCATTGGATTGTCCTCTTGTAACAAATTCACGCTGGCTGCCACCATTGCTTCCTCCATGCCATCTAAAGCAGGCGTATTGGTTAATGCAGCATGAAAGATCTTGCGAACATAGCCCTCTGTGTCGTAAGCAAACACAGCCGAGATATAACGATATTCGCCATTTTTGATATAGTCTGCGGCTTTATCAGTCCAACGCACATCAGCAAAAATCCCTTGTGGGGTAAAATAGAAATATTCCATCCAGCCCGCACTCGGTGCTTCTTTGCCATTTTTTAGGGAGTGAATAATTTGGTGTTCGTAGTCAATAGGGAGGGGATTGCGTTGATTATTTGCCAACGCCACCACATCCGCGCCATTTGTATCTGTTACATACCATGCCTCCACATCGGTTGGTCTGCCGTCTGTGGCGCGAAATTTGCCATAAGGTAAAAGTTGGATACGACCATACTTCGCCTTATCAATTTCAAAACTACAAGCGGCAACGGTTAATTTCATCTGAAACCATCCTTAAAAACTCAATTTAGGATGGCAGAATATCGAATTGAACGAGATAACAAGAGATGACTGGCTTCAGCGCAACCAAATCATTTGAAATGTTAGACAATGAGGAACAAGCCTCAGATTAAAGACGTGAAAGATTGAATGATTGAAAACAACCTAAACCCATTTTAAAACGCTTTAAAACCGTTTTAAATTGTTTTAAAAATTTAAAGATGAAATCTTATACCCTAAAAGTAAAAAAATCGCCCTACGTGCGATTTAGAGCGATTTTCTGATTTATTTAATTAAGCGTTGGAGGTAGTCTTGTATATCTTCCAAAATATCCGCTTCATCTTGAGGTGTTAAAATCAAGAAAGGGCGTGCTGGAATCTCTACTTTACGACCTCGTCCTGCTTTCCCCCCGAATTGATGAATAGCCGCGTAAGGCTCATTCGTCCCCACAATGACTTCATCGTTGTTATATTCGGAAGTGATGCTCTCCATCAACCGTTCCGAATTCACTAAAGGTGTGCCTTGGCGATATTTAAGCCCCAACCATTTTGGGCGACCACCCACTTCAAAGTTCTGCGCGACAGCCGATTCCATCTTACCAGCAATTTTACGCATTAAAGGAGTACGATGAGCCGTGACTTGCGCTAATCGTTCAAGCAGTACGGCAACTTCTTGCGCATTATTGATTTCAATTTCGATCATAATGTTGCTTTTACCTATAAACAGGGGTATATTTTGCTACGCACTTAGAAAAGCGATGAATCTCCCAGATCGCAAGCGAAGAGGTGAAATAGACTCGGGACTGTGTGTAGGTGTGGGGAGCCCTACCTAGGTGCGTAATCCTTTTCTAATAGCTTTTTAAGCTCTTTGTCTTTTATTCGTCTAAACGACAGCACAAAGATTTCTTTTGGTAATATTTTCACTACAAGCATTTTCCCTTGTCGAATAAAGGTGTAACGATCTGCAAAATCTTTCACTTGTAGTAAATGCTCGGGAGAATTGATGATATCTGGCAACGCCTCATACTCATCAATCCCAAAATCTTGCCCATCACGACTATTAAATTGCTTAATTAAAGTATCATCAGAAAGCCACACTGTGCCAGTTTTGCTTTTCAATAAATCCTTACTTTCCGCACTCAAGACACCTGCTGCAAATTTAAAATTTTTGGTAAGGCTATCACGCACCTGTAACATTTGATCAGCAGTGAGTTTTTTTCCATCTGGGCTGAGCGTTTGTTTCATCTCCGCCACATGCTTTGCCAAAAATTCAAAATCGTGCTTAAACTCCCCACCTTTCATCTCAACCTTCGCAAACGCATGCGCCAGTTTTTCAGGATAAAGATCCAAATTAGGCTTGTAGTTTAATCGCCCTACATTGTAATCAAAGCCTTTATCCGTCACACGTACCGTGCCATCAGGTAATTTAAACCCTACCGTCTTTTCACGATTACCTTGCTTATCCGCAGGGCGTTCTACTTCCACCAAAAATTCAGAACTATCGTCAGGCTTATCAATCCCACGGCGTTTCAAATCTCTATCGCCTAACGCAATCACCGTACAGCGACAATTAAACCCATTAGGCGGATAGAATGTCGCCCAAAACGGATCATCATAACGATACACCTTACCGCTCAATGCTAAATGGGCAGGGCGAGTACGCGCATCACCCACGGCGGAATATTGCCAATAAGGGCGATTATCCACGTTATCACGCAAGCGTTGATAACGCGCAGCCGAATAAGCTGACTGCATATTGACACGATAAATCGTATTTAACCGACGCGGCGTGCCAAAATATTCCCCTGTTTTTGGATCTGCCAGTAAATGCCCATCAATACCACGAATAGACGGATCTTTCCCAAAAATCCAGCCTTTGCGTTCAAATTCACTCACCAGTTCTTTTTTCCAAGCGTGAAAGCCTTTGCCCTCACGCATAGCGGTTTCTAAAGATTGGTAAATATCCTTTGTCATATCAAGGCTAGTTAAGCGCGCAATCGTCGTGGCACGTGCCAATGCGCTATCCTGCATTTCTTTTACTAACACCTTGCTGGCAAGCATTTTCTTTTGGCGCAAAAACTCAATGGCTTGTTTGGGTTCTACACCAATGGCAAACTTAGGTGCGCTCGGCATTGGCTGCTCCTAATAAATCAGCTAAAAATACCGCACTTGCCAAATAGGCTTGATGGCTTTCACTGGTTAAATCAGGATAAAGTGCGATCAGTTTTTCCTGTGCTTCATCATAGCTTTCACTTGCCATGACCACGCCTACAATTTGTTTCATCATAGGATCAAGCTGTTGATTAAAATCCGCATTTGCCAGTGCATCATCAATCAAACCGTCTAATTCATCTTGTTCGTCCTTTTTACCATTCTGCGCCGACAACACAGCAGCACGACAACCGCAAGTACAGCCTTTGCCGTGATTAAATACGGCAGAAAGTGCGGTCGTTTTTTCGTCCGTTTTCTCGCCTTGCGGTGTGCTTAAAATCAGTTCGCCTTCCTGCGGTTCAGGAATTCCTAATTTATCCCGCACCCAACTTTCAGAAATCTGCACGCCAATGCCCGTAAGTTTAGGGATGGCTTCTGCAAAGACCGATAAATCTTCATATTCTTTTGTGTCAAACTCAAAATAAGGGATACGATGTGGCGCAATATTCGGATCAACATTAATTTGCAAATACGGCAAAATGATTTGTTGAGTGATGGTTTGTGCAATCTGTTTCGCATCGCTAATCATCAAATCACGACGCACTTCATTATGCACATTACCTAACGCATTGGTGGAGCTTTTACCATCCGCCCCTGATGTTAAAGTTTGCCCCAAAATCAACCGAGCAATAGATTTCTCACACCAATCAACCATTTGTAAAAATGGATTATTACCCGATGTAGCACCCGCATTAGCGACATTATGCAGTTCAATCTGCATCGATTCAGGCATAATGCCTGCTGCGTTATGCCCAATTTCAGCCAACGCACGCAATAATGTGCGTTTCTCCGCATTAGTGGCACCGGCACCATATTTACCAATGCGAATCGGCATACCATAAAGCTCTAAAAACTCGGCAAAATCACGCACAGAATAATGCTTATACATATAAAGCCACGCTAAAGTGCGATATAAGCCATCACGAGCCAACTGTGTCGAACGAGATTTATGGCGATGCACCACCCACCCAAAAGGACGTAATGGCTCACCCATTTGATTGGCTGGCGTGCGTAATAATAAACTATCGTCTTTATCCAATTTAAACCAAGACTGCGGACAAGGTTTAAAGCCTTTTGGAACCCATTTGCCATCCACCTGAGCCCATTGAATTTCCAACGCGGAAAAACCGTGTCCCACAGCATCCATTAAATCGATAAACAAGTCTTCAAGATTGGGATATTGATAAAATAACTCATCAATCTCGGCTTGCAATTTTTCTTCCGCTGGTGTCGCATTACGTGGTTCAACAATACGCCAATCTAGCGTAAGCACTGAACGCTTACGTGTCATCATATTGGCGGCAATGCTGCTATCTTGCTCTTCAATATCCATGAAAAGTTGATGCTGCGCCTGAATATCACCGTTTTCGGCATCCTCTAAAATCTGCTTTAATTTTGAAGGCGTAATTTTTGCAGAGGGGTGATCATCTAATACACGACCTGATGCCGTTACTTGCGCTTCATCAGTTTGCGTCGGCTCAGTATTGTCACCTTTTAAAAGCCCTTTAACCTTATCTAAAAATCCCATTTAACCCACCTTAAAACTCCCTAAAAAAACCAACCGCACTTTCATAAAAGTAGGTCGCCATCGGCGAAACCCGATTTCAATTAATCTCGCCAAAACGAATAAAGATCATCGTCTTCATCTTCCACATCAAACGTATCCAACTGATCCAACCCAATCCACTCAATCGCTGCCGAACTACCCACTGCATTACGCCACAACATTTCCAGCGCATCCGGGCCATCATCATGGTCTGCTTTCGGGAAATGGCGTAACTGGGAAATCAGTGTAGCTTGCGAGCTATGCAACAAAATTAAACTATTTGCCATGTGGGGTTGTAGGCTCTCAATACGCAACATTTTGTCTGTATTTGGTTTAGTCGCCGTCGCTGGAACAGGAATGCCACGTTGTGCCGAGCGTTTCACTAATTCATCTTTTAAAAACTCTTGGAATTGCACCGTTTTAACAAACCAACGCTGACAGTGGTATTGCTTCTGCATACGGATCACATCTTCAATAATTAAATCAGGCAGACGTTTTTTCACTTGCGCTTCCACCACATATAACTTGCCTGTTTCTCGATGATATCCGCCCACTAAAATGGCAGAGGGGTCTCTGCTTGCCCCTGCTTTTCCTAAGGATGGGTCAAGTGCACCGAAATAAATTAAATTCGCTGGCAATTCCGTCCAATAAGTCAAACTATTAGCAAACATCGCATCATCACTGCTTAACGGGTCATTTTGATATTCAGAATCAAAGGTGGCATGCCCATCACGAGCGCGAATTTTCATCAAGGTTAAAATCGGGCGAGCAGCCCAGCTTACTACCGCACCTTTATCCATTGCCGCTTGATTTTGCGTATAGAAAGCATCAGCTACCGCTTCGCCTTCGTTTAAGTAGAAGTCCTCCCACTTATCCCATAGGCTCATATCATCAGGCTGACGAATTAAGGCTTTAAACTTGGCTGTCTTCCACGCTTTACTCGATAAAGTGCGGTTTAAAACACTGTCGTAATGGAGAATAGTCCCGATATACACTACATCTAACTTATCCCCAGCCGCGCCCAACGGAAGGACAGTTTTCTTCAACCAATCGTGCAATTTGTCACGCTGTTCAGGGCTACGCACTTGTTCGTCATTTTCAATATTATCCAGTACCACCAAATCAGGACGATAAGCACCGTGGCGTAAACCACGCAATTTCTTGCCAGAGCCTGCTACTTGCACTTTTTGATTGGCTTTTGTGATAATGGTTGCCGCTTGCCACACACGCCCTTGTCCTGCTATTTCAGGGAAATCAATGCGCAAACGTTGGTTAAATTCCAACTCTACTTTAATGGCTTCCAACATTGGATAGGCTTGGTCGATACTATCCATCACAATCAACGCATAGCGTTTTTTCTGTGTCACAAGACAGTAAAGTGTAAAGAGCTGGGAGACCAAGGTCGATTTAGCTTCACCACGTGGCGCAGCAATGGCTAAATGCACTGATGATGGCTGTTGTAATACTTGTGGCAACTGCTCAAAAAGATAGTTATGCAACTGCGAACGAGAGCGAGAACGCACATAATGCAGAAAGTAATTCGACACAAAAAAGTCATAGCCCGAAACAGGATCTAGCACCTTTTTGCGTCGCTCACTAATGGCAGCAAGAGAATCATCCCACCCCTCAAACTTTGCCTCGACCTTTTGTCGCAAGCTGTCCGAATAGGCTTTTAATTCTGCTAATAATTCTTTATTTTTCATATATCTCCGCTGTTTACCCAGGGTAGGTATACCCTGGGTTACGCATAATGCTACTCCGATGGGGTAGGTTAGCGTTCCCCAAAGGGGAACCACTATGGCTATAATTAGCCGTGGGTATACCTACCCACGGTGACTATCACGCCTTAAATTCCTTATTCAACAACTCCCCAAACCCTTCCAATAAGTCCGCAAACTTATTAATCAGCTCAGGTTTATTGGCTTGGGCGAATATGATTATTTGCGTATTCCCATGCTCATAATTTCATTATGCGCCTTTACCTATGGATTTTGGCTGTTGATGTTTTCCAAAAAAATCATTTGTAGCAAATATATTTCCCGTAAAAAACTCATCGTTTTATATTGGATTGTATTTATCGTGATGATTTTTTTCTTAACCTATCCAACAATTTTGCCTTGGATTTTAGAATTAGCTAATTAGGAATAAAAATGAAGAAATTATGTACCGCACTTTTGCTTTCGCTGTTTGCAATTTCTTTCGCTCATGCGAATGAAACCAAACAAATTGTGCTAAAAGTAAAAGAAATGAATTGCCAGCTTTGTGCTTACTTAGTCAATAAAGAACTGCGTAATATCGATGGCGTTATTTCAACAAAAGCATCTATTAAAGATGGTTTAGTGACGGTTGTGGAAGATCCAAAAGTCACAAATCAGCAATTATTCGATGCGATTCACAAGCTGAAATATACAGCTGAAGTCGTGAATTAA